TTGCAAATAGAAAGAATGGAATCAAACCAAGTGCAAACCAGAAGTGCTGCCAGTAAGACATCTCCACTTCTTGTAGGTGTTCTTTAGTTTGCCCAAACATCTGACCAGTCTCCTTGTAATGCACCTTTAGCGTAGTCTGTAGCTCTGTTCTCAAAGAAGTTTGTATGAGTAGGAGCATTAATCATAGTCTCTACCCACGGCAATGGGTTAGTCTTGACTTTGAATATGCCTTTCATGCCCATAGATATTAGTCTACGATCTGCTATATACCGAATGTATTCCTTAACTTCTGTCGGAGTGAGGCCATCAATCGCACCCATCTTAAACGCAAGATCGACAAATTTATCTTCCAGTTCAACCATCTTAGTTGCCGTCTTATAGATTTCTGATTTGGTTTTGTCATTCCAAACATTCCTATTCTCTTCTACATAAGTTCTAAATAACTTGATCATACCTTCTGCATGTTGTGTTTCATCTACAATAGACCATGTAACTATCTGTCCCATGCCCTTCATCTTGCCATGTCGAGGAAAGTTAAGCAGCATAATAAAGCTACTGAACAATGCCAAGCCCTCAGTGAAAGCAGAGATAGCTGCAATCTGTAGAGGTATAGGCAGCTTACCAGAGGACACGTTTGCCTTGAAGAACTCATGCTTGTCTCGCATAGCTTCATACTCATTGAACTCATTATATGTTGTCTCTGGCATACCAAGAGACTCAATGAGATGTGAGTATGCAGCTACATGTAAAGCCTCACGAGCAGCAAAGCCCGACAACATCATACGTATCTCTGGTTGTGGAAAGTTAGGCAGATAATTATTTACGTACCCACCAGATACATCTATGTCTGACTGTGTAAAGAAACGAAAAATATTTGTGAGAAAGTACTTCTCTTCTGTAGATAGTTTATCTTTCCAGTCCTTGACATCTTCAATCATTGGCACTTCAGTATGCAGCCAGTGTGATTGCTCATGCTTTAGCCATGCATCATAAGCCCAAGGATAATGAAATGGTTTAAAGTAATCTCGTTCATCTTGTAGTTTTAACTCAGTCATTTTTCTCTGCCCCATGATTAGCGTGAAAATTATAATTTATATTAGCTATTCTTCTAGCTTCTACTGCTTCTTCAAGAGTAGTATAACGTCCTAAACATTTACTAACATTATTAATTGCTATGTGTGCTCTATATTTATTATTATCTTTATCATAGTAAACACCATTATGTCCTACTTTATTATTAGATTGTAGTGTTCTATTTCTATTATTTTCAGAAGGAGTAACTTCTCTAAGGTTAATTATTCTATTATCAGTTGGATCATGATTAATATGATCTATTTGATTTTTAGGTAAACAACCATAATAATGTAGCCATATTATACGATGTGCTAAATATTTTTTTCCAAAAATTCTACCTTCTTTTCTTGAAATTCTTCCAGTTTTTTGACGATAGATAGTAGTGAATGCTTCCTTACCAGAAAATTTACCGTTCCATTTATCTCTATCATGTTTATTTTTAAAATACTTTAGAGGTCTTTTCTTCCAAAAAAGCTCTCCAGTATTAGGATTATAATCTAATAACTCTCTAACTATTTCAGCAGTTAATTCCATGTCACCCCTCACATGCTAGACATTCTTCACCAGAAGCAAGTGCTTCCATACTTAACTCGTCAATGATCTGACGTTCTATCTTACGACTGACCTTATCAGCCTTACCAATCTTCTCTGATCTACAATAGTACATAGTCTTCAGACCTTTCTTCCATGCCATGAAGTGTACAGCATGTAGATACTTTATGTCAACATCTGGTCTGAAGAAAACATTCAGAGACTGAGACTGATCTATGTACTGCTGTCTATCTGCTGCATGTTCAATCACCCATCTTTGATCTATCTCCATAGCAGTCTTGAATACTTCTTTCTCCTCTGGTTCAAGACAACGTAGGTGCTGCACAGATCCATCATTAGCTATAACACTTGACCAGATACGATCATAGTTTAGCTTACTATCTTTCTCACACTTCTCTTTGATTATCTTATCTAAGAACTTGTTCTTATTTAGAAAGGAACCACTAAGAGTATCTTGGCGATAGGCGTTAGCTCTCCAAGGTTCAATTGAGGGTGATGTGTTTCCCATGATAATCGAACTTGAAGCGTTAGGGGCAATTGCCATGACATGAGAACAACGTAACCCTGTTCCTGCTGCATCAGGTGCTTCTCCTCGAAGGACTGCCAAGCCTCTGTTTGCACGATCAAGTTCTGTTCGTATGTGTTTAAACATTCGCATGTTGATTGACTTAGCCATTGCTGATTCAAATGGAATGTTCTTAGCTTGCAAGTAGGCATGGAATCCCAATGCTCCAACACCGACTGAGCGTTCACGCATAGCGGAAAACTTAGCACGACTAATACTATCAGGAGCTTCTTCAATAAAAGATTGTAGAACATTATCTAACATCTCCAGTGTATCCATAAGAAAGTATTTGTCTTTAGACCATTCATCAAAGTATTCTAGATTAACAGAAGATAAGCAGCATACTGCCGTCCTGTCTACAGATGTTGGTAGGATAATCTCTGAACAAAGATTAGATTGATTTATTTTTAAGTCTCTCTGCTTCAACCATGATGGCATCTCAGCATTAGACTTATCTATAAAGTGTAAGTAAGGTTCTCCTGTCTGCATACGCATCTCTAGAATACGTTGCCACAGTTCTTTAGCAGAGACTACATCGCATACTTTCTTACTGTGTGGATCAACCAAGTCCCAAGTATCATCAGCATATGGATTGACCATGCAGTGTTCAAGCACATTCATAAACTCATCTGATATATTAATACCATGATGCATGTTAAGACAACGAAAGTTCTGATCGCCAGTAGGCTTTCGCATCTCAAGAAACATTAATACATCTGGGTGTGAGATGTCTAAGTATGCCGCATATGATCCTCGTCTTGTGCGTCCTTGTCTATAAGCAAGACTAGAGGAGTCGTACATCTTGAGATGTGGCATGACTCCAGTACTCTTATCATCGCTAGAGCGAATACCAAAGCCAATACCAACACCACCGCCAAGCATACTAAGCCAATTCGTTTCTGATAAGTTATCAACTAAACCCTCTGCACTATCGTGTATATAATTAAGATAACAGCTAATAGGAAGGCCACGCCGGGAACGCCCATATGATAGTATAGGAGTTGAATAGGATAACCAATGCTTTGAAGAATATTCATAAAGCCTTTGAGCATGTTCTTCATTAGTGCCAAAACATCTGGAAACATATGCAAACCTCTCTTGTGGAGATAGCTCATGGTCCATCATGTAAGATTCTTTAAGTCGAGCTATCCCAAGTTCATCGAATAAGTCATCTCTCTCTGGAGAAACTTTAATAATGTCGTTAATCATCTTGCCCCTCGTAGTAAAAATGCAGAATCATTTCCGCATAATGTATTACCTTTTGTATGTCCTCTTTACCTTGTCCTTTTGTTCTGTGCCTTGTTGTGTATTTAATAATGTTACCTTCAAGAAAGTCTAAACCATTTCTAACTATATACTCTACTGGTTGTATCTGACAATCTTTATAGTGGCTGCCACCTATCTGTTCTTCTAATGCAGATTCTTTCATACGTCTAAGAATATAAGCATCTCTGTTCTCATAGGAATGAGTGGAGTCTTCTTCTAATTTCATTTATATCCCCTGATGTTATTGCTTTTAATGCAAAGTTCCTAACTGTTCTTGGTTCGAAACCTGCAAGCTCACAAGTCTCAACAAAATTATCACACGTTACACCAATAGAAGCAAACACCCATGCGCTTGCTTGATCACGCTGGATTGCTGTTTGAATTGTTTCATCATACTCTTTTGGTTTAGTCAAGTCAAGAAGAGCCTGAAGAATTATTGCAATGTATAAAGATCTATCTGAATTTTTTTCAGCTAAATCGTATAGATTTCCAAACTCTTCAGACATCTAGCTCTTGAACTGGACGATAGAATTTACCACCTACATAATTGTTATAGTAAGCTGGCTCATCCGTACCCTCCAATGTTGTTGTTAATACTTTATGTAACATTTGATAATAACACTCATAATATCTTAAACTTCTTTTGTTCTTACACTCTAATAAAATTTTAAACGTAAAGTTTTTCTTACCAAGTTTTTTAATATCTTCATTCAGATACTTACTTGATCCAGTATAGGATCTCCAGTTTGATTCGACATTCTTACCATTTCGTTTAACAAAGTATTGCTTACAACCTATGTAAGCTTTCTTTGTTTTTTTGTTTGTAATAAGATAGACAAACCCAAAGTTATTTATTGTGTCTGGTTTACTATGAAACTTCCAGTGCATATACTTCTTCTACATCAGGTTCCTTTTCTACATGTGTAAGAAACCTTTTACCCTTTGCATATTGAAAAACACGTAAGCCTTTACCTTGATTAGCATCAGACCAACACTCCGACTTGTGGCTGCAATACACACAGTTAATACCCAACTTACGATTGCCAGACTTGCCATCAGGAAGATCAGGAAAGCACCTAGTAGGTGGCTGATCATTTGATACAACTTGTTTAAGAGAGTTAACACGAGCTTCTGCATTAATAAACTCCATGTTATGTACTTTAGATAAACATATTTCTCCAGTTGATTTATCTATTGCAAGGAAAGCTGCTTGATCTAAGCCATTTGCTTGAGCATATGCAGATATCTGTGCAATATAACCAAAGGGATCATCTTCTAACAAAGTATTAAACTTAAACTTTTTAAAACCATTACCACTTGCTGACTTACAATCAACAAGAACACCATCTATGATAGAGTCCTGATGTCCTAAGACGCCACCAACAGAGACTTCTTTCTGTTGATCTGTGACAGAGTGTCCAGCAATAGAAGCACACAAAAGTAAAAGCTCTTCAAGAATATATCCATACAAAAACTTAATACGTGTAGATGGTTTTAATTGTGTTCCATCTAACTTTCTATGTATGTCATACCATATCTGACGATCAGGTTTACCAATCGAAGATAATCTTAAATTACTTCTATCTCTGGGAACTTCATAGAGAAAGCTTTTGATATGTACCTTCAGCATTTCTCCAAAGTTATCTATATGTTTGTCTACCTCCTTCTCGTCCATCTCCAATGGAGTGAGATTAAATAGTTCATATATATCTGAGACTAATGTATCTATATTTTTCATAAAAAATGGGGGAGCAGCAACAGCGAATACTACTCCCCCTCTCCTTAGATTAGAACGGCACTGAGGTAGATTCTTGTACGTATCCACCAGAGACGGGGGCAAAATCTTCCCTGCCATCAGTGTATTCAATAAAGTCTACAACCTGAACAGCGGCAAGGTCAGCAGATACGCCTGATTTACCTGCATAGTTCCAATCATATGGAATTGCTTTGACGTTTACCAAACTACCATTGGCAATTAATTTACCATTCCACAAATTATTCTGAGAGTCTTTTACAATGGGAGCCTGACGTTCGCTACCATCTTTACGATATACTTTACGTTTAATTGTTACAAAATCGCCACGCTCATCTCCTTTATTGGCGATTGGAAGTCCTGCACTCTCGACTACAGAACGGTTATCATCGTTCACTTCTACTTGAATACTCCACACCGGATCGAACTTTGTATTCGGTTCAGTGATTGAAGCATAGTGACATTTACCAGTGATATAGATTGGATCTTTCATTTAGTTCTCCATTTAGTTTCCGCTGGACCATTCCAGCCTTGAGTTACGTTGTCTACTACTAAACAACATGAGGACAGTATCATAAAGTGATTCGTTTGTCAACAACTTTAATGAGTTTCTGCCCAATTATTTCCAACTTTATAGTCAGAATCTAGGTCACATTTAAATTTAAAGTTTCTTTGTGTTGTGTACATTGCCTCCTTTGTTAGTTTTGTAAATCTTTCTACATCAGAGTTAGCTACCTCAAACTGATACTCATCGTGAACAGATGCCACCAGCTTTGCATCTAACCCTGTCTTACGTATACGTTCATCTATGTTTACAAGCCACTGCTTGCATACTATAGCACCTGCACCTTGAAGTAAAGTATTAAGTGCAGCATGTTCTGAACGTATATGTAATTTTCTACCATCAAGACCCGGAATAGTTCCAGATCGAGCAGCCTCTTGAATATTGTTACGTAATCTTTTCAGGGCTGGCATATTAGATAGAAACTTTGATATTAGTTTTTGTCCTGTGTTAGCTGAACCACCAGCTATCTTACCTATCTTTGCAGGACCAGCACCATAAAGAAAAGCATAGATAAAAGTCTTTGCTTGATCTCTGGTAGATAGTCCTGCTGCTTTTTGATTTGCAGTATGTACGTCACCAGTAAGAACCTCGTTAGTAAATGTTGGATCATTCATATAGTGAGCCAGACATCTAAGTTCAAGACCACTAGCATCAGTACCTACAAGTTTGTGTGTCTTTCTGTTTGATACTGTCCAGAGAGAACGACATTCTTTTCCATATGGACTGTATACTGCTGGTACTTGGGCCATGTTGGGACTGTGGTGAGCCATGCGACCAGTAATAGTTTTAAGAGTAAGAACATTACCATGTACACGAGAGTCATCTCTACACTCCTTTATCCAAGCTTTTAGTAGACCAGTTCTTTTCTGTAGAAGAAAGTAACGACTGAACATCTGAGCTTCAGGCATGTCAATGTGTGAGAGAACTTCTTCATTCACAATCACATTACCTTTCTCTGTATGTTTGTCTGGTTTCCAACCACGATCCATGAGACGGTCAGCTATCTGCTTTCTACTTGCTATGTTAAATGGTATATACTTAGTTTTAGTTTTAAGTTCAACTACTGTTGGCTCAAACATTTCTACAGATTGTTTCTCTAGTTCATGTTGTTCATCTTCTAACTGAGCTAGTAGTAGTTGTCCTTCCATAAGATTAAAAGCAAAACCATTACGTTCTTGTCTATCAATTATGATACGTATGTTTCTTTCTAGATCATACGAGTACTTAGAAAAACCTTTACTCTCTTTCTCTAGCTGTTGTGCTAGTTTACGTGTTAGCTCTACGTCACGTTGACAATACTCTAACATCTCAGGTGTATAGTAATCAAACTCTTCAAAGTCCAGCTTTGAAAAGCCAAGACGTTCACCCCAAGATGCTAGAGAATGTCCCTTGTCACGCACCGGATTGTACAGTTGAGATTCAAGTAAAGTATCTCTTACTTGATCTGGTCTAATCTTAGAACCAGTGAGTCGGTTCAGAGTGGGAGCATCAAAGCTGATGCCATTGTGCATGATGTACTGGTCAATCTTTTTAGACCACTCGCCAAACTGTTTACACTCTTCGCCAACCCACTTACGTATCTCACCTGTTTGATAGTGCTGCGCTACAATACAATGTATCTTTGTAGCATTCAGACTATCTGTTTCTATATCAACAACTGCTTGTATCATTCTATATCTACTATATACGCATCCTTTACAGGAATGTGAAAGAACTTTTCTCCTTTAGCTATGTTTCTGTTATACGCTTCTTTAACTTCACAGTCAAGTAAAATGTTTGCATCAATATGCCAAGCCTTTTTACAATCATTACGAAATACCATGAAGGTGAAGAGAGCATTGGGATATTCTTTCTTCCACTTGTCCAGCAATCTTTTCTTTCTATGTGGTATACGTATCTCAGTCCAAGACTCAGGCCACTCTCCTTTCCATGCATACTTTACTTCTACTTCATAGAGGTGATGTATCTCTGTTCTTGCTTTACATACAATATCAAAGTCTTTACGCTCTGTTGTATCAACAGTTGTATAGTTCATGGTGCTGATAAATTTAAATGCTGCATCCTTCGCAGCTTTATCTGCTTCATCGTATACACTTTTGTCAAAAGGTTTTCTCATGTCACTCACTTCATCTTGATCTTTTAAGATATATTTATTTACCAAAGTTTCTACATCTCTACACATGTAATGTTTTCTATTTTTATTTCTTTTATTATACATAACTCCCCATCTACCTGTAGTATAATAATACTGATAAGCTATGTAATGTTTATTTGGGTCAGGATCATCTATATAAAAAGCAGGTAATCTTTCATCAAAGCTAAAAGATAATCCCTTATCTGTTAAGTAATTTTCAACATGCTCTTTATCTTGCTCTGTTCTGTACTTCCAAATCATGCCTCTTCCTCCATGAAGGGATTATCTATCTGTGACATTCTACCAGTTTCTTTATCATAATGCAAGTAGCAAGCTGCACCTGTCTCGCCAGTATATCTATTCTTTAGAATACGAATCGTTGTGGTGTTAGCTTCTACCTCATCGTCAGCTTGTTGGTTGCGCTCCAATGCTACTACTGCGTCAGATAGGTGAGCAATAGAAGCTGACCCTCGTAGGTGAGAGAGTGATACCTCACGTCCATCTTCATGTCCACGATCACCAGCAGGTCTACGTAGGTGACTGACAAGTAATAAACCAATGCCTGTCTCTTCAACAAGAGAACGCAGCTTGGTCATCAGAATATCAATGGACTTACGTTCATCTCCATTGTCTTCCTGACCTGAAACAAGGATAGACAAGTGATCAAGAAACACCCACTTACATTCCAGTGCCTTTGCCATGTAGCGTACACGATCTAGTATTTCATCGTTGGCAATAGAACCAAAATGATCAAAGGCAAAGAACCTACCAGATCCAATAGTCTTTTTCTGCCACTCGTTGAGTTGCTCCTGTGTGTACTGATCACGTATCTCCTTGATGTACAGTCTGGCGTTAGCTTCCACACTCATAATATTGAACGCAGTGTTACGTGTGTTCTCTTCAAGAGCAAGCACACCAATGTTATCTTCTGTGTTTGACATGATGTGATGCATTAGCTCACGCATGATGCTGGACTTACCCATACCTGCACCTGATGTGAACGTCACTAGCTCACCAGTACGCATACCATAGGTCTTCTCGTTTAGTTTAGGCCAAGGATATAGACAGGTCTGATAGTGTGCTTCCTCATACAGAGAAGTTCCAAGATCCGCAAGGTTGATGATACCAGCAGGTGTATACGTTGATGCATCCCACCACTGTCGAACAAACTTCTCACGTTGTCCTGTCTTGAGATACTCGTTAGCATCCTTCAGATCAAGGCTCATGATCTTACATTTGTTTGGCTCAAACAGTCGGGCTACTTGTTGTTGTGCTTCACGCCCAGCCTTATCATTGTCAAAGCATAGTACAATCTGATCGAACTTGTTGAGGTAGTCCAGTGATTGTTGGCAGTTCTTGTATGCACTTGCCGCACCATTCTTGATAGACACAACAGGCCACTTAGAACCAAGCAACTGATAGGCAGACATCGCATCTATCTCACCTTCACACACTGTGATGTATTTACCACCTTTACCAAAAACACTCTGACCAAATAAACCTGCTTCATTGAGTGGGCCTTCAGACCAGAACTGTTTGTCTTGAGTACGTCTGAACTTTGTAGCTATATGATTACCATCTTTATCATTATACTTGTACATATGTTCTGTAATCTGAGTACCATTACGAACAACAGTTACACCATATACACGACATGTTTCTTCTTGGATTTTTCTATCTGTAATTTCAGCAGTAACCCAGTGCTTTTTAACTGATTGATTTCTTTGTAGGCCATTGATGCGAGGATATGTTTGTTGTTGCGGTATCAATTCGGCTTCTCCTTCTTTGCCATAAGTTTTGCAAACGTAACAAAAAGTATGCCCGTCTGAGTACAGTGCGTTGCCATCGCTTGATCCGCACTCAGGACAGGCATTGTGTGACACAAGTGTACTGTCTTCCATTTTACATCTTTCTTATTTGATATATTCTATCTACATCTTCTCCTAACATGTGTGCAAGTTGTCTACGATTATCAATCTCCTTTCTTGCTGCATACTTTGTATTGAAAGTATCTACAATCACTGAGTTTCTATATATGAGTAACCACTTAGCGGTCATGGAAACTTTCTTCCCAAACAGTATCAACAAATTCATTCTTGTCAATCATTATCTCGTCAGCCTCCTGCTTTGCCAGCTTACGTGCTTCTCTCTTGGAGTAGCCTTCATCTAAATATTGATCAACAAGATCACGAAATATTTCGTTGCGATCCATCTGCCATAAATTTTTAGTCATCTTTCATTACTGCCCATGAATTATTTCTTGTTTGTTTAAGACGTGATAACTCAAGTCTTAGCTTGTTAAGCTCATCGTCACGAAACTTTATTAGTTTTCGTAGCTCACGATTTTGTTCTATGAGTTTATCCATCTCAACATTATATGTCATTTTAATTCCTCATGTCAACATAAAATATATGACTACCTATTTGAGTCAGTGTTTCAAAGCTAGGTGCCGTTGCCCAGTGGGGCGTTACATAATGTGCATGGTAGTGCGTAGCACCCATCACATGTTCGACAACCACACCAGATAAAGCAAGATCAGCTACATCTATAGCTACTTTATATGCTTTAATATCTTTTATTCTTTCTGGTTTACCATCACACCAGTAAGAGAACATACATTTATTTCTTATTGGATGTCCATCATAAGTTTTAGATTGATGTACTACATCACAAATATTATTAGGATAGTACTTAGAAGCTACTCTATTAAGCACTACATTAGCTACAGCTAACTGTGCTATAAAACTTTCTGATCTTGATTCAAAGTAAACAGCTTCAGCTAGACATGCTTTCTGATCAGCTTTAACAGTTGATGATAGAAATATTGCAAGTGCCATTGACATAAATAAAAATATTAATATTCTCATTGAAGCCTCTCAATTTTTATATTGAATGGTAGATTTTGTAGACTCTCTACATATACACCTGACTCACTTAGATAATCTAAAGCCTCTACCATAGTTTTAAACGTACATATCTGTTCAGTTTCTGTATCAACAAGAACATCTATCTCATTGATATTGCTGATCTTTTTACCATCAGCTTGTGTAATAATATACATTAGAATAAAGGCCAAAAAAGAAACTTTAAAATTTTATCAATCATCTGGACACTCATCTAAATAACAAGTTAATGTATGAATTATTTCTGAAAGATTATCGTTATCTTTTGTTACTACTGTACCATTTAGATGTAGCATTGAGAGTATCTCTACTGCATCTGTAACTGCTTCACGCATACTCATTCCCATAACAATCTCCTTATTCTTCAGACCATTTATCGTAGTGATCCTCCCACTCGTTTAATTCATACTCTATCCAACCATTTAATTCTTCAAAGTCTACTTCAGTTATTGGAGTATCACATAAAATAATATCCCAATACTCTTCTAGTGCTTGCATTACAAGTGGATCATTATCACCTCGTAGGTATGCTGTTACTTGTTCTTCTGTTTTGAACTGAGGTAATTGCATAACATACTCCTATTATATCACAAAAAAATGGAGAGTGGTAGGGAAGGGAAGAAACCCCCCCACTCTCCTAGTTTACAACGAACAACCGAAAACGAAATTAAACATGAAAATACTAATAGGAAATTATACTACTTCATTTACAAACTCCTTCCATATGTTTGAGTTTAACCAGTTCGTCACTTTTTCCTGACGTTTGTAGAGAGTACCATGATCTCCACTACGTGTCAAGGAAAAGTCACCTGTTGTGTGAGAGGAATAGTGTGTCAGAGCAGACATAACAGAGAACATATTATCTCCACGAGTTAGACGTTCTATTTCAAACTGCCTGTTAAGTTTGCTTGCTAACGTATTGTTTCTCCTGCTTTTTTCAGGAGATTTAGTCAGCTTCTTAAACAAATCTCTCACCTTATATGTGCTAACCTTTTGATCTGCAAGGATTTGATACTGATTCACAATGTGTGAATGTTCTTCTAATGTTTTCTCAAATGCATCTAAGAAACCACTGGTATGAAAGTTACGAGTGTGTCTCTTGCGAGTGACATCATACTTACCTGTAACTGTACCATTAGTGCAGAAGAAATCTATCAGACCAGACCACATGACTACTGATCCCTTACCATCAAAACTATTCTTCATTACAAAGCGCAGACCAAACTCAGTCTTATGTCCTGTATCAGTCTCAATGCCATGCTTTATCTTTGGAAAGATGTATTCAGAGAAGCATGTTCTACCATTTTTAAGAATAGTATCTTTAATGTGTACGTCTTCTAATACAATAGGATCAAAAAAGTTAATCATCTGTTGTTGTAGAGGTTCAAGCACTTCTGCATTCTCTACTACACGATAGTCTTTATTTACTACTGAGATGTACTCTTCAGCACCATTATTATTTATACGTGTTAGCATCTTAACATCAGGTGCATGGATCTTTCCACCTATTCCCTGTACACTTTGTGTGTATACTGGGAACATTACATCTCTTTTTTCAAGTAGTTGTTGCATCTATCTATCCTTTCAATGCAGTTGTTAATCTTTCTTTTCTTTCTTCTTCTGGAAGTTTATCTTCCAACTCATTGTAAGCTAACGATCTTATGTACTCACCGCTGGGGTGATTATTAAACATTATTCTTTCATTACCTAATGGAAATGATCTTACATATACTGTATGTTTCACCTCTCTTGGTTTACACTTACCTGCTCTCCACTTTATACCTAAACAGGATAACCTAGTCAACTTCTGATGCAATGAATATTTATATTTTTTATTCATAGCTTTAGCTATATCTCTTGCAGACATATTTGTTTCTTCAAATAGTCTGAGTACATCAGTTTTTAATTCTTCTGAATGTGGTTTGCCTGTTCTCATTGTTCCCCCTAGTCGAACATCCACTCTGTCATTTTTTCTGACCACCATTCTGGTGTGAGTGAATGATTCCACTTTTTCATTTCTACTTTATGTCCCATGTAATAGTTACGATATGCTTTTACTGGATCTCCATCTACTTTAAACTCGTCTGGCATACACTGTGGTATAGGTGTAGCAGGTGTGAATGGTATGTTATGAGGTAGCCTGTGTAAATGTAATAGAAGACCATCTCTTTCTACTTTGTGTAGTTTGTAGTACCTTGATGTGTATTGAGTACACAAACTATCTAGTAATCTGTACAACCAGATATAATTAAAGTTACTTTCTCGCACCCACTTAGCAGAGGGGTGATTGATGTGTGATGCCTTGTATAATATAGACTCTCGCTTATCTGATAATGTCCACACCTTACGCTTACGTCCCTTCTCTGACAGTTCTACAGACATTACACCATCAAGTAAACGATGTGCTGTAGACAACAATTGTGCAGACTCCAAGATCATCTTGACTACATGTTTGTCACAGTGCATAGATGCCGCCCACTCTGGGTTGGCGTGTAAATAGAATATATTCATTTTTTTCTCTTTAATTCTTTAGCAAAAATCTTTTTACATTCTTCTTTAGGTAAGAAGACATATTCTTCATCTTCACAGACATGACATCCCCCTTCTCCCTCGCCTTTACATTCAGGACATAGCTCTTTATATAAATTAGTTTCATGTCTTAATCCTATGTCACCATCTAAAGGATTATAAGTGTAGCCTTCGTTAAATCTTTCTACTGCTTCCATAAACCAATCTTCCCAAGCCGATTGAGGGAGCCAACCATCTTCTCCACATTTATAATTATATTTATTATCTTCAGGAAATATCCAATCTATATGAAGTTCTGAAATTGCCTGTCTACCTCCTATCCAATCCATGATATAAGTTAAATCAGATTTTTTTATTTTTATTTTACTCATTTTATTTTTCTCCACTCTCCTAACTTTGAATCTGTTCTGTTTAATATTTTTTCTAAAATATCTTTAAGTTCTTTTTCCTTTTTCTTATCACTCATTCTTCACTCTCATTTTTAATTTGCCCAACTAAATATGCTAGTTTATGCTCCATATCATATAGTTTTCTCAGATCAGATATATACATATCTCCTTCAAAATCTCTAAGAGTTTGACAAACATCATTTATTTGATCATAGATTCTCTCTACATAGTTAAGTATAGGAATAGGATCACGTTCATAGTTCCAATTATATTCTTTCATTCTGACATCTCCATGTATTTTTCTCTAGCTAACTCTGCCGCTTGCGTTTCAGCTTCACGCACAGACAAGTCTGTCTTCAGTAACTCATCTACGATTTCTTCGTAGATATTTTCTAGTGCAATCTCTTGATACCATTCCATACTCATGCCCATACCTCATTTGTTTCGGGGTCAACATAAACTATTTCTACTTTAGCATTTATTTTATTTTTTATAAAATTTTTATTTAAATTCTTTTGTTTTATTGAAAGTATTCTATGTATTTTAGAACCATCTGATCTTCTTGATAAAGTTTTACATTCAATAAACTTAACATCACCATCTGAATGTACAGCTACAAAATCTATTGGCCCTTGATTGGTTTCATTAAATATAAAGTATTCTTTATCTACAAAATGTTGCATGGCTCTTAGCTTACTTGAGTAACCTATTCTATGTTTATAAACATCACTCACTTGCCATTCTCCTTCATTATCTTTTCAATGTGCCAGTGTAACATATGTGTAGTTGTTTCAATATCTTGTACTAACTTTGCATTATCAGAAACCTGAGTTGCATAAGACTTTAACAACTCAATTTCTTCTCGCAGAATGTTGACGTGATTGTATGATCTGGTGTCTAGGGTTGGTTCTTTTTCTCCCATGTTTTTTCTCCTTGTCAATCTTTATCCAACAATAACAACACACATTCAAACTGTCAAGAAGAAAGCCTTTTTCACCTCGCACTCCTATGTCAGTATTACATTTATGGCAATTCATCTTCCATCTCTTTTTCTATCTTATGAATAATACTCTTAGCAATCATAGGCTCTATGTCAAATGGATCACCTATCTTGTAGTTTTGTAGATATAAATTCATATGTTTTTTTATTATCTCATATTCTTTATATGAAAACTTCACGTCCATTCTTTGATATCCTTTATATCTACTGGAGACATCTCTGAAGATTTCAGATAATTCTCTACTGCATCCTTCCAGTTTCTGCCAATGATATCAACAACTTGTCCATTTTCAAATGCCAGTTTAAATCTTTTCATCTTTTTTTCCTTTGTGTTTTTCATTACGAGGTATCTCTTTTGACTTGTCCTTATGTGGGCCAGCCGCACCACTACGTCTAAGCTGACCCATATATTTATGATGCGTACTACGCAGTCTGGATATTTTATTCTTCATCTTTCTCCATGTCCACTGTCTGGATTTGACCTACTAAATCATTAAAAGATTTAGAGGTATCATCAGAGAATAGCTTGATTTCAGTCTGATATACCTTATCTCCGTAAGTCTTTCCGGTTACTGTAACAGAGTATACAGAAAAATTTTTATGCTTACGTTCTTGAACTTGTACTTCATCTATATTATACATTGTTAATTCCATTACTTGCACTCCTTTTTATTAAAATTCGTCATCTACATCAAAGATGTCTACAGCATCAGGATAATCTTGCTGAAGGTCTTTTATGGAATCATAGAAGTCTGTCTCTTCAGTCCAACCATTTTGACAATATCTACACTCATAAATAGGGGAAGATGGATTTGAACTTAGTTGGTATTCTCCTTCACCATCACACTCAATACATTTAATTAAAAAATTATATGTTGGCATTATTTCAAAGTCTCCTCTACAATCTTTAATTGTACTCCGGCTTCTGTCTCTATCCACACTTTAGCCCCACAAGATAGCGGCTTGTCTGGACTATACACTATCTTGCAAGGGCCATCAATAGCAACCTCATGAGCATAGTCATTAGACTTGTATGTCTTACAAGTAATTACAGGGTTACGCTCTCCAGTTTTGGCATTGCGTTTAATGATGTGCTGATTGATGTGGATTATTTTTTTCATTACAATCTCCATATTTAATTGTAACTCTTTAGTATCGTAGATACTCTACTAAGAGTTCCAATTAAGTTAGTGCTTTGGATAGGATACAATCTCGACAGTGGCATCCCAGCAATCCCTGCAAGGGCCACACTGATTACCTCTAGTGTTTGCTTTGCATACTTTGCCAATGGGTGCTTTGTCCTTGAATACTGTAGATGTATTAGCAAAGTCTGGAGCTTTTTGTGCATCTACTTTTGATGCTGATACTCTAATCACTAGATTAGATGGCTCTTGTCCATACTGTTTGCGGTACTGTTTAACGATGCTACGCTCTTGAGTTGGTAGCCAGTGTTGGATCTTTGGTGTTAGCAATGCAACATCTACGATGTTTTTAAGCATTTCTACAGACTGTAAGTCTCCACTGTCAAACCATCTATGATAGCCATCTGTGTTGTATCTTTCTATTTGAAAGACCATAGCAAAGACCCACATAGACTTGTCAGACTTCTGCCACTTGGCAAGATTAGCCTTCCAGCCTTGATCCACACTAGGACGTAGCTTCTGCAACTTTCTTGCATAGCAAGAGTGGCAAGGTGTACCTTCTATCTTTGCAAGTTTACTACCTGTAATGCAAGCAAATGCATCTATGGCAAAGGTAGTACCCGGCATCTTTGTATTACCTTGAGATATATTACCGTATGTTTTAGCTTCTTTTACTAGCATAGCTATCTCCTGTTGCTAATATATACACCAAATGGGGCTACATGAAGTACAGCTTCGCTGTAACCCCATTTAATTTATATATTAACCTGCAAATCTTGCAAAGTATTTAGATGGTGTGGATTTTTGAATGTATAAGACATTCTTACCAAAGTTGATTTTATTACAGGTTTCACCTGATCCAACATTCCACAGCTTTTTAAAAGCTCTCCTGCGGAATAAACCTTGAATACCAAATACTTGAAAACGAAAACCTGTGCTACCATCTCTTAAAGGTAAAATTTTCATAATATACTCCATTGTTAAAGTTTCTAAATAATACCCTTGTAGGTTTATTATTTAGTCTAGGCTCTGCTAGATGTTGGCTCTCCCTCTGGGAGATTGTCAGCATTGCGGATCACTTTGAAGCTACCCGAAGGGTGGATAACTCTGATTGGCATCCCAGTTTCAGCAGACTTGCTGAATATGTCTTTACCTTTTTCAAGGTCAATCCAAGATGTTTTATTTTTCTTACCTTTAACAAAGATTTGGAATGTAGCCATGATTATCTCCTATGTATCGAAGCACTTGCTTCTGGCTGGTTGTTGAACAGTTCTATATAACTCTCTGTAGTAACACAAGGTTACTACTATAGAGAGGTTAATAGGTTAGAATGATATCGCAGAAATATTTTCAATATTTGCTTCGTCTTCGTCTAGCGTAGCTAGCCACCATCCTTCGTGGTCATGAAGATCTACTGCTCCACCACAGGTGGAAGTATGAACTTGATACTTGCTATCAAGGAACTGGTCGATTTCAAATTGAAGATTTGATACTAGATTTGACATGATTTTCTCCATAATATTTTAATTAAAACTCTGTAGTAACACTTCGTTACTACTACAGAGTTATTAATTAACTTCGTCTTTAACACCAAGAATTACATATACTGATCCTATAAGGAACAGTATTCCACAGCCTCCAATCAGCCATGGATCGTTGAAACGATCAGCAGCAAACATGGCAAAGAATGCCATGAGTAAACCAACGAATATATACGGCATTGTTTTTCCTCTCTCTATTGCTCGCTTTTAGAACTCACTAGAGTTCGTACTAAAAGCTACAATAGTATCGTCATTTGGCCTTGTCAAGCCTCTTCAAAATGCATAGCATTTCATCCTTTGCAGAGCAGCTATGCATTGACTGCAAAGCAGTGAAAAAGCCTTGCAAGTCAAAGACTTGAGTGATTTTGTCTAGCCACTACGTAGTAGTGAATGTTACCAATCTCTCCATCCTTCGGATGAATTAGCGAGATTTCGTCAGCAATTAACTACTAATTAACCCTCTGTAGTAACACTATGTTACTACTACAGAGGTTTAATTAGGTTTCCTTTGCAAAATTTGCATGGCTGAGTCGCATAATGCGTAGGGGTACACGCAAAAACGCACACGCATGCATATTATATATATACCCCACTCACATATTTAGCAAAATACTAGGCATTATCATCTAGAAATAAAAAGATATCTATCACTGTTGCTAAAATACCACAGTCCGGTACTATAAAGTATGCTTTGTAGTAGCTCTATAGTATATTTTTTTATATTTTTTTAGTATTCTCTATTGTAGAGTCTTACTGTATAGTGTATAATATATACTATGGAACAAATAAATAGTAACTATATAGAAACTTATATGCAGTTAGAAGGTTTGTTGTCTCAACAAGTGAATCTTCAATGTAATACTGACTTTCTTTCCTTCGTAAGACTAATGGCTCCACAGATTGTGTCTGACTTTAAAATGGGTAGACACATAGAAGTGATCTCTGATAAGCTACAAAAGGTAGAATCAGGTGAGATCAAGAGGCTGATGGTCTTCCTCCCTCCACGTTCATCAAAATCTGTTGTCTGCTCCAAGCTATTTCCTGCATGGTACGTAGGTAGAAACCCTGAACATGAGCTATTGACCATATCTCACAGTGATCAACTGGCAAGTGACTTTGGTAGATCAGTAAGAGACATCGTAAATACAGAAGAATTTAAAAAGGTATTCCGTGGTGTGGAACTACGTAGTGATGTAAGGGCAGCAGGTAAGTGGAAGACAAACAAAAACGGTACATATTATGCTGCTGGTGTACGTAGTCAGATAGCTGGTCGTGGTGCTCATGTTGCAATCCTTGATGATGCTATGTCTGAAGAAGATGCTATCTCAAGTGCAGGTAGAAGATTTATAAAAGAGTGGTATCCTGCTGGTCTGAGAACTCGTATCATGCCAGATGGTGCGATAGTTATAATCAATACACGGTATCACTATGATGATCTCTGTGGTTGGCTTCTAAAACAACAAGAGAACATGCCAGACTATGAGACAATACCTTGGGATGTCGTAAAGATACCAGCATGGTTGGACGATGAAGCAGCAGAACTCCTTGACTTACCTGTAGGCCACAGCTATTTTCCAGAATGGAAACCAGATCATGTACTCAAGGTAGATGAGAATGAGATCAAAGCTTCAAATGGATCTCGTTATTGGAATGCTCTGTACATGCAAGATCCCACACCAGAAGAAGGTGGTTTAATCAAGAAGAGATGGTTAAAGAACTGGGAGTATGGAGAACCACCTAGCTGTGATTTTGTAATACAGACTTATGATACAGCTTTCTCTACATCAAATACGGCTGACTACAGTGTCATACAGACATGGGGTATCTTCTACATGTATAACCAAGATAATCAAGGGTATGAAGACTTTGCTCCACATCTCATATTGCTAGGTAATATCAAAGGTAGATATGAATATCCAGAACTAAGGCGTATGGCTCAGAAGTTATACAACCAACATAAGCCTGACATCTGCATGGTAGAGAAGAAAGCATCTGGACAGTCTCTCATACAAGACATGCGTAGAGCAGGACTACCAGTATTAGAATATAATCCCGACAAGGATAAGGTATCCAGAGTTTATGCTGCAACTCCCATGATGGAATCAGGTAGAGTCTGGATACCCATGAACAAGAAGTGGGCAGATGACTTAGTAGAAGAACTTATACGTTTTCCAAATGCGGCCCATGATGACCAAGTGGATGCTCTAACAATGGCAGTACACTACATGAAAGATTCATGGCATCTTACTCACCCAGATGATCCTGACTATGAGGAAGACAGTAGAAAGAGTAGAGCTACATACTGGAATGTATAAATATAATTCGTGAATTAGAAAAAAGTATGCTATACTAATAATATGAAAGATTTAAAAAAAGTATTAGATATTTTATCTTTAACAGATAATTTAAATAATATAAGATTAAAAGCTATTTACAACTTGGTGTTGCCACCATTAGAATTAGGACAGTACATTATTTATGAAGATAAAGAAGTTCCACTTTGTTGGGCTAGTTGGGCTTTACTATCAGATGAAACATCTAAATTATATGCAGAAAGAAAATATAATTTAAAGCCTGATGATTGGAACTCTGGAAATAACTTATGGTTAGTAAATATTATTTGTCCTTATGGTGGTGGAGATATTGCATTAAAGAGATTGGATAAATTAAGAAAAGAAAAAGATCTACCTAAAGTAGTAAACTTTAGAAGATTGGGGAGTGGGAGAACAAGTAATGTTCAAAGAATTTAAAAGACCTATGTGGAATGATGGGTGGTCTTCTACCCGTTCTTGGAATAATCTATACAATGATTATGAATTAAATCACTGTTGTTTTGGTGATGGCGGTGATGGTGATGGTAGTGATGGCACAACAACTGATCCAAGTCAAGCTCCAGATTATACAGGATTAGAAGATGTACAAGGTAATGTAAGTGCTTCACAAGCGGCAGCGGCTGCTGCTGCGGAGGCTGCTGCTGCGGCAGATCCAGACATGGGATTTGATCAACAATCATTAGATAATGCAATAGATTATGCTGAAAGACAAGGTTCATTTGGTTATAATGATTTAGTGGATATTGGATATTTTGATAGAAAAGCTGGACTTGATAGACAGTCATATGCACAAGATGAATTAGATGCAATAGCAAATCTATCTGCAATGGGATTAGGTGTAGATGTAAATATAGATCCACGTACAGGTGAATACAGTTATCAAGCTCCATCTTTTGCAGAAGCAGCACAAGCTGCTGGAATGGGCATGATGGGAGGAGTAAGAGATTTAGCAGGTTTTGGTTATGATGCTATTAGAGGCATGACAGCTATGTCTCCATCAAATCTTATGGCAAGTGCTATACTTGGAGATCCTGAAAGTAAATATCAAATAGGTGCTAAAGCATTAGGTCAATTTGGAGTAGAATCTCCATTGGCTAATCCAACAGCTAGAGGAATAGCGTCTCTAATGTCTGGAGATCTGCTTGGAGCATTTGAAAATTTCTCAGATAAAGTAGGTAAAGATTTATCTGATAGAGTAGATGAGAAATTTAGTCCCGAACAAAAAGCAGAAATTCAAGAAACAACTAAAAATATGACAAGTCAAGAAGCAAGAAACTTTGTTTCTGATTTAGTAGATACCTAATAAATTAGGATAAATAAATGGCTATAGAACAAAATCCTTTTGAACAGATACCAACAGAAGAAAACATTAATGTTTTACCAGAAGCTGTTGAAGAAGAAGATATAAATGCTACGTTTGAAGTAGACGATGTTGGTGGTGTAATTGTAGATTTCTCTTCTGCTGTAGAGATGGAAGCAAACGAAGAGATTGGTGAATGGTATGACAATCTAG